TAGCAGATTTGTCACCACGACTTCCAGAGATGATTGCCATCCCTCCTTTATCTGATTTGGATTTAATTCTACTTAAACTGCTCTCATCAAGTTGAGAACAAAATTCCTTGAAGGTCTTCATGTCTTGTGACAATTCCTAAATTTATTTATTAGTCGTCCACCCTCGCATCATTAATATCTACTGTATTCTTCTGATAATAGGCCAATTTTCTCCGCAGAACTTTAACTTCTTTAAGAAGTTCTGCATTTTCCTCTTCTAAGATCTCAATATGATCCTGATAGATGATTACGCTCATGAAACTATTTAATCAGTTAAGGTTTTCTTAAGGTCTTTTTCTTTACGTTTCTTCCAATCATTATACATTTCTCCATATAACATTCCTTCATGAGATTTAATATCAGCACCCTCTAAAAGTTCTCTTTGTCTTTTAGTTAGTTGAGGTTCCATACTAAGATATTCTTTCTCCCAGTTTGGAATGTCTTTAATCCATTCTTTAGTCATTTTCCTTTTCCTCTAATAACAACAATTGACATTAATCCTAAAATAGCAAATATAGTTGCCCAGATAGGAAAAAATGGAAGAACTATAAATGCATGTATTAACTGAACTATTACTATACCATAGAAAATCCACATAATCCACATACCAATTTTATTATGCCTACTTCCACGTTGGTATGGATGGCATCCAATAGGACCAGAGTCCCAACCTGCTTGCATATAAGATTCTGTAGGAATTTCTTTACTCATTTCTTCCTCCTAGGAACTTGGATAGTCCATGATCCACCTTCCAAATCTACCAAATCAAAGTTTTCTTCAAAATATTTTTTCCTTTCTTTTGCTTCTTTCTCCTTTTTAATTAACTCAGACTCACGTCCTGGTTTAGGTTGAGTGTCTCCATACTGAGGAATCTGGAATCCAAAAGATCTACATTCTTCTGAATCACTTAAATCAATATTACACTCTTCTGCATACTCCCAAATAGCAGTATCGACCTGCCCAAAGAGAGAATCAAAAGTCATTCTCCTTCTCAAATCATTTGCAATATTATCTACATGCTCGTCTGCTAGATCAACTCCACATGGTCTTGCTTTGACCAATTTATTAAGATCAATAACGATCTTGCAGTCATTGTAAATCGCCATAATTAAATCCTTTCGTAATAATTTTTGTTAAATTTAAGTCCTAATACTAGAACCTTTTTGTTTTGAGTTGTGGGTAATGCTCTATGATCTATTGAGGAAAGAAACATAATACATCTACCTTTTTCTGGAGGATATCTGACATATGATTGTCTCTTCTCATTAAGACGAAACTCAGTTACCCCATCAGAACAAGAATTCAAATATATAATCAATGAAAAATCTTCATTTTTTTCATGGTTATGTAATTTTTGAAAACCACCTTTTTCATATTCAATTAGATGTACCCAATGATAAATGAAATTGCATTTACATTTATTTTCAATTTTTTGTTTTAAAAAATTTAATTTTTTAATTACATCGTTTTCATCTAATTTTAATATATTATCTGTCTGAAATCCATTTACGGTATCTGTATCATTTACAGAAAATGAAATGTCTTTATAGTAATTAATTTTATTAGAAAAAAAATCTATAAAATCATTATCTACATTAAAAAGATAGATTGCAGGTAAATCAATCATAGCCAATCTGGTTTTCTGGATGGGTCACGAAGATAATTAGATGCAACCCAAGGTTTGCTGCTAATGTAATTCTTGTAAGCAGTAAAAGTGTCAATGCTTGTGTCATGTTTAAACTCATCAGGCATCGCACGAGTAAATGATTCCACCATACAATAACATGTAATCACTTCATTTGCAAATTTATGAAACGTTTTCTTTGCTTCAAATAATGCTTTATGGCATCCATGTAGTTTACCATAACGATGATTATATTCATCAGATAAAGCACATCCATGTTGTATCAACCATGCAGTATTGTAAATACTTGCTGCTGCCCATTGGGTACAAGGATGATTCCTGAATGCACCTTTCTTAACAGAATAAGGTGTTCCATCTTTTTTCTTAACTAAATCGTCACCCCAGTCATAATACCAGTGTGAGAAAACAATGGAGAGCATTTGACATGTCTCCAATGGCATCTTGACCACATGTTTATCAGGCAATACTTTTGCACACCTATGTGGATCCCAGTCAGTTACAAAAATGTTCATGCTACTAATGAGATAAATTCACCAAGAACTTTTTTATTAAGTTTCTTGGTCTTAAGAGATTTTACAAATGCTCTTTTGATTTGTGCTTTAGTTGCAGAATCATCAACATCAAACTCAGAATCTTGAGATAATGCTGATGAACTTAATGCAAAGTAAGCATCATATCCAGAGTTTTTAATAGTAAAACTCTTATTCTTTTTCCAATCATTTATTATTGTATCATACTCTTTACTAGTATTATATCCATAATGAGCATCATGGTTATAAAGTCTCATAAAACTTTTAGCATCTCTAGGAGGAAGAACACGAATACCAATAAAATTAGTTGCTGGAAATCTATCTTTTAAATTTCTAATAAGACCATCGGTAAACTTATGATACTGATAACCCAACTGATAGGTCTTACCCAACTTACGATCTCTAAGGAAACATCTATCACCACTTGTATTATTTCTTCCCATAAACATATCATCTTCCCAATGACGTTTTACTAATGTATTATGAGGAAGTTGATGTGCCTCACCATCAGTCAATACAATACATTGGGTTTTCTCTACACCATTTTCTTTCTGGAATTTAGGAAGAATCTGATGTAATGAAACAAGTGCTTCATTTAAAGGTGTACCAGAAAGACATAAACGAGGTGGATAACGATAAAAACACTGACCATGCGAAGATGTAAAACTCTCAGCAATTCTCCAGATGTTTATCATCTGTTGCTCTAAGGTTTTTGCATTCACTTTACTGGTGAGAAGATTCATTAGATTAAAATCACTATCAACTACAAGAGAACCTTCCTTTTCTTCATAATGCATTTTTGGTTTTGTATTTTCATACTCACATGAAGAGTAATCATATCTTCTTCCAGTCCATTCATTAGTGAAAGCATATACTTCAAATGGGATCTGAACTTTCTTACAGAACCAGATTAGATTATAAAGTTGCTTAAGAGTATCTTGAAGAACATATTGCATAGATCCAGACCAATCTAATACAAAGACTAATCCATGATTTTTACCATCAGCAAGTGTAGTTACTTTCTTAAAAAGATCCTCATTATATCTGTAAGAATGAAGTTGTGATGTATCTAAAATACCAGTGCGACTAGTAGTAGCACGAGCATAACTTGAAGCTGCCTTCTTACATTCAAACTCTTTAACCAAATAACTGACTTCTTTTTGTGCATCTTTCTTAAACTTTCTATACTCTAAATCAACATTATTAAATAAAGTTTCTGGATACCAATCAGCACTACCATATCTCTCTTCACGTTCGTTCTTTGCTCTATTAAATTCAACTTCACTAACATCCCAGAACTGTTGAATGTCATCATGAATTTCTTCATTAGAAGCAATTATAGTATCTAGACTAACTTTAGGAACTTCAACATATACGTTCTCTATACCATTAGTATTAACAAGGTCTTTTAATTTACTATCTAAAGAATCAAGTGTATGTACATCTAGATCATCTAAAGAAGAACCAGTATTAGCCACCCGATCATCGCTAGGAGTACTATCGCTCCTATCTTCCAAAGGAGCACTAGCATCAGTGTCAGGAACGGTAGGATCAAGATCAGTAGGAACACTAGTGCTGCTATCCCCAGAATCGTCACTATCGTTTTCAAAATCCAACTTAGCTTGTTCGGTGTTTTCCAAAAACTCTTTCTGTTTTTCCTGCTCCTGCTTGCAGAAATTATATAACGCTTCTGCTGCTGCGATGGTGTCAGTAAACGTTTCGGCATTGTTAATTAAAGAGATAATCTCCTTCTCAGGAGTTGAAAAAGGTATATCAAGGAACGAACCAATCTTGAAATATAGATTAGCCCGATCAGCAAGATTAAAATTATCAATATCTTCATCTTCTAAATCAAAGAAATCCTGATCATGTAACTCATTATATCCGTGATAGAAACTTTTGGCAAGACCAGCATACTTTCTCTTCATCAATTTCTCAATCCTTGCATCCTCAACCACATTCATAAACTGATGAGGAATATTCTCTGGAGGATCTTCATTAGGAGTAAAGAGTGCATGTCCGACCTCATGACCAACAAGCATATCATATACTGCATTGCTTGCCTTTTCCCAGATAGGAAGAATCAAAACTCTTGTTTGGACATTAAACTGAGCAGTCTCAACTTGCTTATGTTCTACTACAATATCCTCAGTAGCAAGCAATTTTGCTAGTTGTGATTTGATTTCTTGCTGAACTGGCATCTTTGTTTTCGTTTTGTATATACCTATAATAACGCAAAAGGTCGCCCTTAAGACGACCCATGTGACACTTTTTAAAGTGTTTTACTCTTGCCTTAGCAGATCGCAAGGCTTGTGGTTTTAATTTCCGCTTGGCATCCTTCTTAGAGTGGTGTTGCCAGTTCGGGATAGAATTGCTCAATGTCA